TGTTACACAAGATAGATTTTTAAAATCTCGTGGAGTGATTAGAGGTCGTTATGCATACTGTGACATGGACAATCAAAATTGGTATTCGGGCTCAGATAAATATTTCTGTAGTCAAGCATGCAAGTTCGATTGGTTATCATTGAACATGGAAAACATTGAGCAAGGTCGACCGATAGAGTTTATCAGACACAGACGCGAGTCGGGTGGTTATGCTAAAGTTAAGAATGAGGAAAGTCGTTGGGGTCCAGAATATAGTATTGAAAGGGTGTGACAATTTGGACAATGGCTCATGGTTCAGGAATCTGGTATCATGGGTCATTAACAAACAAGGAGAAATATGGATTACGAAAATGATTACAACCTACTAGAAGATGTTGCAGAAGAAATAGATGTGTGGGAAGATTTAGAAGATGAAGACGATGATTAACCTGCGACACTATGTGCAATGGCTCTCAATGAGCCATTGTGTTAATGTAGGTCATTAACAAACAAGGAGAAATATGACAGAACAAAAGACACATAAAAGAGTAAATAGATTCAGCGGTGAATCTGTAATGCTAACAAGAGAAGAAGCTAAAAAACATGACGCAATATTCTATTATGAATATATGGCAACTGAGGAAGATAAAAAATTAGGTTGGGGTGGTTCTAAACTATGGGACAAAGTAAGAGCCAACTTAAATTGGTTTAGAGAAAACAACGCCGATGCTTACATGGTTTTATTAGACTAGTGTCAAGATAATATTACAGGGTGCGACAAAATGTCGCACCCAAACACAGAACACATACCCTCCTATGTGCGTTGCAATGTCCTGCGACAAAATGTCGCAGGGCAATAGAGGTACCAAGCCCAATGCAAAATTTGCAATTTTTTAAATAATGAATTAAGGTATAAATAAAAAGGGGTCCCTACGATACGTATTTAAACAAGGATTTAGATATTTATAAGCGTAAAATAGTTACTCTTTTTAAAACACATATCAAAAAATTTTTTAGAAAATTTTTTTCGAATGCACTATGGATATAGAGAAGTTAAAAAAGTTTGAGAAATTACCACCTGATGTAAAAAGACAATTAGCTATTTATATGGCTAAATGGAAAGATAAGAAAAAACAAGCAGATATTAAAAATGACTTCATGGCTTTTGTTAAACATGTATGGCCAGATTTTGTAGAAGGTAAACACCATAAAGAAGTTGCAGAAAAATTTAATCAGATTGCTCAAGGTAAAACAAAAAGAGTAATTATTAATATGGCACCTAGACATACTAAATCTGAATTTGCATCTTACTTATTACCCGCTTGGATGGTAGGTAGAAACCCTAAATTAAAAATTATTCAATCAACTAACACAACTGAATTATCTGTAAGGTTCGGTCGTAAAGCAAAAGCTTTAATGGATACACCTGAGTATAAAGAAGTTTTTGAAACTAGATTAAATCCTGATTCACAAGCCGCTGGTAAATGGGAAACTGAACAAGGTGGAGAATATTATGCTGCTGGTGTTGGTTCTGCTATTACTGGTCGTGGTGCCGACCTACTAATTATTGATGATCCACACACTGAGCAAGATGCAATGAATGCCCAAGCTTTAGAGAGAACTTATGAATGGTATACTTCTGGTCCACGTCAACGTCTCCAACCCGGTGGAACAATTATTATTGTAATGACAAGATGGAATGAAAAAGATTTAACGGGAAGATTAATTAAAGCACAAAAAGAAAATAAAGCCGATCAATGGGAAGTTATAGAATTTCCTGCAATCCTACCTTCTGATAAACCCCTGTGGCCGGAATATTGGAAGCTAGAAGATCTAGAAGCAGTTAAAGCATCTATTCCATTATCAAAATGGAATGCACAATATATGCAAAATCCAACTGGAGATGAAGGTGCATTGATTAAAAGAGAATGGTGGCAAGATTGGGAAGGTGATCTTCCTCCACTAGAACATGTTATACAAAGCTATGACACAGCATTTATGAAAAAAGAAACTGCCGACTATTCTGCTATTACTACTTGGGGTGTATTTCATCCAACAGAAGATAGCGGTCCTTGTTTAATTTTAGTAGATTGTCTAAAGGGAAGATATGAGTTTCCAGAACTAAGACGTATTGCAATGGAGCAATACGGTTACTGGAACCCGGAAACCGTAATCATTGAGGGCAAAGCTTCAGGGCTCCCACTTACTTATGAATTAAGAAAAATGGGAATTCCAGTAATTAACTTTACACCAAGTAAAGGTAATGATAAACATACGAGAGTTAATTCTGTTTCTCCATTATTTGAAAGTGGTAAGATATATGCACCAACAGATATGGATTTTGCACAAGAAGTAATTGAAGAGTGCGCTGCATTTCCTTATGGAGATCATGATGACTTAGTCGATTCTATGACTCAAGCAGTTATGAGATTTAGACAAGGTGGTCTAATTCAGCATCCCGATGATTATGAAGATGAGCCTTTACAAGCTAAACCAAAAGTGTATTATTAGTAATTATGGACAAACAAGCAATTCAAGATTTAGCAGAGTCAATAGCAGACGATATGGGTTATGACTATTTTGATATGACTCCTAGAATGCAAGCTAAAGTTTACGATATGGCTATGGACGATTTTTCAGATATGATGGCTGATAAAGCTGACATGATGAGAAAAAATGAAGCAGCCGGAGGCATGATGCGTGCTAACTATGGAAATGGAAGTGAAGATAAATTTATGGAACTTGTAGAAAGACTTAGAGAACAAGGTTTTTCTCAACAAGAAGCAATTGAAGAAGCTAGAGAAAGACTTTCAAAAAATATGGCTTACGGTGGTAGAATAGGATATGCAATGGGTTCTGATGATAGAATGGATCAGGCTTCAGGGATCCAGAGTCTTAAAGGAACTAAAATGGCATCACAACCAGATCCAATGGCAGAGAAAAATGATATGTCTTTAGATTTATTCGGTAAGCCTTTAGAATTATTAGATGAAGAAGAGATGGAATATTTAGAAATGCAAATCGAAGATAGATATGGCAAAAGAGATGCTCCATCAATTAAAATGGCTGAGAATGATTCAGCGATGGATGAATATAGAAAATATATTTTTGAAATGCAAGAACAAGGAATAGAGCCAGTTTCATTTAAACAATTCTTAGATCAAATTTTATCAGAAGCCAGAGGTTAACATGGCCAAAGACATAGCGTCTTATTTCCTAGAAGAAGGACAACCAATTGTTCCTAAACCAAAACCAAAACAATATCTTAAAAGTTTAGAAGCTTTAAATACTAAAGCAGCTGTTAATACTTTATCACCAAAAACTTATACTAATTTAGTTGGACAGATTTCAAGAAAAGCATTCGACAATAAAGAAATATCTGCGTCAGATTATTACGATACAGTTATGCCATTGTTTGGTGAGACCGGTGAAATGGTTACTGAAAAAATAGAACAGTATGATGCTGAACTAGATAGATATGCAGATGGTGGGAGAGTTAATTTTAAAAAAGGAAATAGGAATCCTGGATTTAAAGGAGAAAGATATTCATTTCCTAAAGGTAAAGATAACCCTGGAGTAAGAGAAAATATAGAAAAAATAAATAAAGAAAAAAGAATAATTTTTGATGAAAAAAAATTAAGAGCCAAAGAGTTATTAGAAGAAGGTTATTCTAAAGCAAAAGCTTCTCAAATAATAAATGCAGAATATGGTGGAACTAGAAATCCTCAATCAGGTGCTGCTAAATATGTAACTGAAGTTGCCTCTGAATTAGAAAAAACAGGATTTAAAATACCACACGGTAATATAAATCCAAACAGCACTAGCAAAGCTGATGCAGCTAAAAAAAGAACAAATGTTACTAAAAAAACTAAACAAGCTGAAAGAAGATTTATGGAAACTAAACAAGCTATGGGTTTAGGTAAAACATTTGAAAATGCTCACACTGCAAATATATTTCAAGCAAAAGCGTTAGGAGCAGAATATCCAGTAGATGCTTTAGCTCCACAAACTGTAAAACAAAATCAAGTTTATGCTGAAAAATTAAATGATGAATTAAAACCTTTTTATAAAGAACAACTAAAATTAAAAAGAGCTTTTGATAAAAATCCTACCAAAGAGCTATCAAAATTAATTAATATAAATAATACTGCCATACAAAATTTAGTTGCAAGTGGAGGTAAGCAAGGTAAAAAAGCAGCAAATATTTTAAGAGGTTGGAACTTAGATGTTAGAACAGGAAAACCTTATTTACCAATGGGAGGATTTAATCCATTAAAATCTGTTGATAGAGGAATGACTGATAAAACTTTACAAACTTTAAAAGCAAAAACACCTGAGGATGTAGTAGCTAGAAAAAACTATGAAGAACTTTTAAAAGAGAAAGCAGGTAAATATGGTAAGTTTGCTAAAGCAATTGCTAGACCTGTATTTAGAGCAGCAGCTCCTTTCATACCATTTGTAGGTACAGCAGGTATGGTTATGGGTGGTGCTGATGTAGCAAAAGCTTCCGAGTTTACAAAAAAACCAGATGAACTTGCAGCAGCTTATTTATTAGGTCCTGAAGGAGCAAAAGGACTTGCTTCATTAAAAAATAAAGTTAGAGGTAAATCGGATGAGTTCGAAGAATTTGTACCCTAAAAAACACTTACTACCACCTGAATCAGGACCCATGCCTCAGGGGTTGAATATTAATTATAATACTGTTAAAACAGTCAAACAATCTGGAGAAAAAATAAATGGCGGATATAGACAAAGCACTTCCCAACGAAGTAAGAAAAGAATTTGAATTACCTAGTCAAGAAGAAGTTCAAGAACAAATAGTTGAAGAAGTAACGGAAGAACAGCAATCACCTGATGATGTAGAAGTCACAGAAAATGAAGATGGTTCAGTTGATATTAATTTAGATCCAAAAGCTGCATCGCCAGAAGGTGGTGACGAGCATTATTCAAACCTTGCAGAATTTTTACCTGATGATGTTTTAGGAGAATTATCTTCTGACTTAAATAATAAATATATGGACTACTCTTCTTCAAGAAAAGAGTGGGAACAAACCTACACTAAAGGATTAGACCTTTTAGGTTTTAAATATGATAACAGAACAGAACCTTTTCAAGGAGCTTCAGGTGCAACACACCCAGTTCTTGCAGAAGCAGTTACACAGTTTCAAGCATTAGCTTATAAAGAATTACTTCCAGCAGATGGACCAGTTAGAACTCAAGTTTTAGGAATGCCTACTCCTGATAAAACACAACAAGCAACTCGTGTTAAAGATTTTATGAATTATCAAATAATGGAAAAGATGAAAGAGTATGAACCAGAGTTTGATCAAATGTTATTTAATTTGCCACTTGCGGGTTCTGCTTTCAAAAAAGTTTATTATGATGACATGGAACAAAGAGCAGTATCAAAATTTGTTCCTGCAGATGATTTAATTGTACCCTACACAGCTACTTCATTAGATGATGCAGAAGCAATTATTCATCGAGTAAAAATTTCTGAAAATGATTTAAGAAAACAACAAGTAGCAGGTTTTTATAAAGATGTAGAAATTGGAAAACCTCAAGACAAAGACACTGAAATTGATAGAAAAGAAAGAGAAATTGAGGGAGTCTCAAAAACAAAAGATGAAGATGTATTTACATTATTAGAATGTCATGTTGATTTAGATTTAGAAGGTTTCGAAGATATGAATCAAGAGACTGGTGAGCCCTCAGGAATTAAAATACCTTACATCGTAACTTTTATAGAAGGATCACACGAGATTTTATCTATTAGAAGAAATTATGAATCAGGTGATCCAATGAAAAGAAAAATACAATACTTTGTACATTTTAAATTTTTACCAGGTTTAGGTTTTTATGGTTTCGGTTTAATTCATATGATCGGCGGATTGTCACGTACTGCAACAAGTGCACTTAGACAATTACTAGATGCAGGAACATTATCTAATTTACCTGCTGGATTTAAAATGAGAGGTATTAGAATTAGAGATGATGCACAATCAATTCAACCAGGTGAATTCAGAGATGTAGATGCACCAGGTGGTAATCTAAGAGATTCATTTATGATGTTACCTTTTAAAGAACCGTCACAGACTTTATTAAGTTTGATGGGTGTTGTAGTAAACGCCGGTCAAAGATTTGCATCGATTGCAGATTTACAAGTTGGTGATGGCAATCAACAAGCAGCAGTAGGAACAACAGTAGCTCTACTTGAAAGAGGAAGTAGAACAATGTCTGCGATTCACAAAAGAATTTACTCAGCTCTTAAAAATGAATTCAGAATTTTAGCTAGAGTATTCAAGTTATATCTACCACAAGAATATCCGTACGATGTAGTTGGGGGTCAAAAAATGATTATGCAATCTGATTTTGATGATAGAGTAGATATAGTGCCAGTTGCTGACCCTAACATTTTTTCTCAAACACAGCGTATTTCACTTGCGCAAACGGAACTCCAGCTGGCACAATCTAATCCACAAATGCACAATATGTATCAATCATATAGAAATATGTATGAAGCATTAGGTGTAAAAAATATTGACCAAGTTTTAATAAGACCACAACAACCAGCTCCTAAAGATCCAGCGTTAGAACATATTGATGCTTTAGGTGGAGCACAGTTCCAAGCATTTCCTGGACAAGATCATAGAGCACATATAACTGCTCACTTAAATTT